CAACACCTCCTTCAGCGTCGAGGCGTCGCCCTCCTCGTCGTAGAAGTTGTCGGCGCGCACACTCAGTTGTGCCAATCCTGTTGCGCCATCTGCCGTGATGCTCGTGGCGCACAGCTCCCACAGTTCCATGTAGCCGAAGCTCGCCGCCTCTATGATGCGCATCACTAACGTACGACAGTTCTCTATTCCTGTCCCCGCATAGGTCAGCCGTTCCAAGATGCCGAAGTCCGCGAAGGTCAACGTCACCTCATAATCCTTCAGCGTCGCATAGGGCTCCTCGTAGAACTCCGTGTCCAACGTCCCGCTCCAGTACAGTGTTCCGTCGCGATACACATCCATGCGCACCGCTCCTGCCTCCACTGTGTACAGTCCGAGGTACGTCCTGTCGCCGGGGCTCAGCACCGTCAGTGTTGCCGTCGATCCGCACACCACCTCCTCCTTGCTCGTCTCACCCCATTCTATCACCAACGGCTCCTCGCCGCTGAAGCTCAGTGGCTCCACCGTCGCCGCCGCGCCTCCGGCTTGCAGGATCTCCACCGTGTAGATCACCCCCTTGCAGCTCACGAACGCTCCGCGATACATACAGCTATACGTTGCCATCTCTTTTTTAGCTCTCTTTATATATCTCTGTGAATATGTCTCTGTTTGCCACTATCTCACCTCGTCTTTTCTCCGCGCGACTCCGGGTGTTCATCGCCGTGCTTGTATCCGTCGCTCGCGCTCCAACACGCCCACCAGTCGGCGCCCTTTGAGGCGGAATTCCACCTTTCCGCCGATGCTGTCCGGCTCTGAGCCGATCAGCTCGCGCAGCTTCGACAGGGGCGCCACCACCTCCGGGTTGCTGGCTGCTCCCGCATACTCGCCGAACACTCCCAATGTCGGACCGTAGGCGATGCCGCCATCGGCAAACTTCGGCAGGGCGAATAGTATCGCCGTCATCGCTGCGATCAGACCGCCCGCTATGGCTATCCCCACAAAGGGGATCTCTGCGTGCGCCTCCATCGTCTTCGAGGCGGCCAGCAGCATATGCGCCGATGCATCCTCATATGCCGTATTTGTCTCTGCGCTCAGTGCCCCTTCGTTCACCCCTTCGGCCAACGCTGCCTCTCCGGTGGCTGTTGCCTGTTCGCCCTGCACCGCAGCGTCTATCGACGTCGCCACTGCGTGCTCCGTCTGTGCCGACGTCTGATCTTGCGTCGCCCCGGTCAGCAGCTGCACCATCTTGACGATGTCCTTGATGCCGTCGAAGACGCTCAGTGCACCGTCCACCACCCCCGTCACCTTGTCCCATGCCTTGCCGTCGCTCTTCAGCGCTTGGGTGATGCTCTGCACCCCGCTTCCCACGTTCTTTGTCGAGCTCCACACCTCTTTGTACGAGGCTTGTCCCTTCTTCAGCTGTCGCTCGTACTTCTTCCATGTGGCTATATTCTCCTGCACGGTCGAACGCGTGCTGTCGTCCAGCGGGTTCTTCGTGTCGTCCAGCATCTTTTGGAGCGACCTGATATTGCTCTTTATCTGGTCTAACCCGACCAGTTTCAACTCCATATCGAGTGTCTTTCCGCTCAGACCGTTTAGGGTTTCCAGACTACGCTGTTGCTCCAACACCATGGTCACCCGTTTCAGGGCGTCCAGTTTCTGTTGGTAAGCCTCCTTCTGTTTGCCCAGCTCCGTTAATTCCGAACCGGAGGCTCGTTGCATCGCTTGTTCGTACCAGTTTACAGCGGCGTTCAAGTCGCGTATCGTGTTCAGCGTTCCGACCTCTCCGGGTTTCTTTAACTCCGCAGCTGCGTCATCCCAGCTTTGCTTCAACCTATTCAGTGCCTCGATGATACGAAGGATGTCTGCTCGTTCCTCCTCGGTAGCCAAGTTCAACTTGTCATTGTAGTAGGTGAGCTCGTCATTCAGATCCGTCCACGTGTGGATGTCTCCGATCTCTTGAGCGGTATGCAGATTCAGTTTCTCCACCTTTTGCTGTCGTTCCAGCTGTTCGATGGTCTGCTGAATAGCTTGCCGTTCTGACTCCGATGCTTGCCCCAACAGGCTCTGTTGGTACTGTATCTCTTCGTCCAACCGATTTAAGGTCGACAAGTCTGCCGGGCGGCTGTAGCTCGCCACCAAGGTCTGCACCGCCTTCTGTGCCTCCTGCGTCACACGTATCTTTTCCGTCAGAGTCTGTATCGTCTTACGGTCTGTACTATCCGCCTTTTCCAGTTGAGTCTGATAGTATTGAACGTTATTTGCCAGTGCTTTCATCGAGGTGGCGTTCTGGATGAGGGACTTCCCGTCGAACATATTGCTATCTGTCAGACCTAACAGACTCCCCAGTTTCTTGTATCGGGACTCCATCGCCTTTAGGTCGGCTATCTTTTTCTTCGACTCCGCACTCTCTGTCTCTGATAGCTGCTGCACCTGTGCCTTCTGTGTCTCTATGGCCTTACCTAAATTCTCATAGCTCATCTTTTTCCAGTCGTTGGCGCTCTTAGCTGCCAATCCGTTGGTAGCTACCTTTTTGTTCGCATTGGCTAATCTGTCCACCGCGTCAGCCGCCTCTTTCGAGGCATTTGCTACCTTCTCTGTCGCCTCCGCCTGTCCCTCGGTGGCTTCAGCCGTTTCCTCGGCATCGTCTGTAATGCCGAAGAGTTTCTCTATATACCCCCATGCCTCCTTAATGACTGTCACCGTCTTCTTGAATGCTTCTACCAGCTGATCAATGATGACCCTCGCCACCTTCTTCATGACCGCCCACACTTGGTCGCAGATACTGCGGAAAGTCTCACTTTTATTGTACGCCACCGCGATACCCGCCACGAGGGCGGCAATCGCAGCAATGACAATCCCTATCGGGTTCGCCGTCAGTACAAGGTTCAGAGCCTTCTGTACCCCCGTCCACACTGTCGCGGCTATGGCAGCCGTCTTCTGCGATGCGGCAACGGCCTGTGCAGCTATCTTCGAGATTTTAAGTCCGACCACCAACTGTGTCAGCATATTTTTCAGCTGCGAAGCGCTTATGAGCATCACCCCAAAGTTAGCCAACATGTCCGTGTAAGGAGCTACCACACTCGCCGCAGCCCCTGCCATATCCAGCAGCCCCCGAACTTGGTTCTTCACCACCTGCGCGTTCGCTTCACCCGTCCCCTTCATCTCGTTGTAGGCGTCCGAAATGGAGCCGGCGCTGTCGGTCATCACCGCCACGTTTTCCGCGAATTTATCCTTTTGCTCGCCGGTCAGAGAGCCTAAGATGTTCAGCGCCTCGGCGCTGCCGAACAGTTGCCCATAGATGGTTTTGCTCAGCTGTCCCGTCTGCGCCGCATACGCCGAGACGCTCGCGTCCAGTTCTGTCAAGAAGTTCTGGAAGCCACCACACGCTTGCACGCTTGCCGCGTTGAAACTGATGCCCATCGCTGCCGCCGCTGTCTGCGCCTCGCTACTCGGTTTGATGAGCGAGTTCAAGACGGCTGCCAACTGCGTCGCCACCTCCGATGTGTTACCGGTTACGCCCGTTGTGGTTGCAAACACCGCCATCAATTCGTCCATCGACACACCCAACTGTGCCGCGCGTCCGCTCACTCTCGGCAGCGCTTGTCCCAACTGCTCGAAGCTCGTCACGCCGTTCTTCGCCGTCATCTGTATCTTGTCCTGAACCTCCTGCGCCGAGCTCCATGCCAAGCCGTAGTTCTTTATCAAAGTCGAGGTCACCGTCACCGTCTCGTCGAGGTCTGCCAAGCCGCCCACTGACGCTTGTGCCGACTGTTCCAAGAAGTCCAGCCAGTTGTCTTCCGGAACACCGTTTGAGATCACTTGATACAGCCCGTTTGCCAGTTCCTCTCGCGCCATGGGGATGTTCTTGCTCAGCCCGACAATCTTTTCCTTCATCGCTTCATACGCTTCCCCGCTTTTGCCTGCCATCGTGTTCGCGGCGCGCATTGACTTCTCGAAGCTGTCGAACGGTTCCGACAGTTTCGCCACAATACTCTGTAGGTTCTGAATGGCACGAACCGACGTATCCAGCACCAACGCCGACTCAGCCATGTTGCGTACCTTTTTGCTGGCGTTGCTTGCACTCTCCACGATACGTTCTATCGCTTCGTCCGCATTCGATGCCTCCACGGACAGCGCGCGGATGGCGCTCGACCCGCCATCCTTAACTTTTATCTCAAATTCAACCGGTTTTGCCATTTTTGTTGTATATTTGCCTCGTCAGCAATATTGCCGACGCTATTTAACTTGTTCGACCCATGCGCAATACTAAATTCCGCTGTCTCTTTTACGAGTGCTTATTCGTTATCCTTTTGGGTGCACTGCTCGCCTTCGCCGTCTCACTTCTGACTGGTGATCTCTCCTTGCGCATAGGCAGTCTCTTGATCGGATCTGCCGCCTTTTGGCTACTCTATATTGCAGCCGTCAACAAGGATCTTTATTAAGATCTTTTCGCTTGACCTCACTTTAGCCCCGCCCGTTTCCGTGCCTCTCGATACCTTTCCATCTCCTCCTCGTGGGTCAGTGGCTCTGCTGCCTCTTGCTGCAGGTGGCTCTCCGTCTCGTCGTCCCACGGGAAGTGCAGCACATCACCTCCTCGCAGAGCTCGTTTCGAATAGGGTTGCAGCAGCGTCACGCACACCGCGCGTGTCTGTTCCCAGCTTCTCCTTTCGCGCTGCGTCTCCCGTTCCTGCCATGCCTTCCACACCGCTCTAAACTCCGACGGGGTGCATCGTTCAAAGTCCGTCAGACTCATCCCCACACACCCCGTCGCCAGTCCCATCAGGCGTTCTATGTCGCTGATCTCTTCCCCCGCGCTGTCGTTTTTTTTTCTTCTTCCGTTCCGGTAGTCAGCTCTTGCACCATGGTCGCCACATCCTGTGGCTCCAATCGGTCGGCAAGCTCCTGTGCCGACAGTTCGAAGGGCACATTGTCCACCACGCAGGCGCTCACGATGCAGCACCAGATCAGTATCAGGTTCTCAGTCAGGTCGTTCGCATCCATGCGACTCACGTCCTTCCCGACTTCTCTCTTGAAGCGCATCAGCGCTCCCATCGTCATGCGGAAGGGATATTCCTTACCGCCTATCGTCACCTTTCCCATACCTCACCGACTTACGACTGTGAACTGCCGTCCGACACGGCGCCTGTATTCTCCAACTTGATGCTGTACTTCGCATCGTCGCCGGCCTGTCCGTCCAAGTCGAGGCTGGTGATCAGATACTTGCCGCTATGTGTCGCCGAGCTGTCGCGCACCCCATAGCTTGCATCCACAGGCTCGCCCGCCAGCTGCAGTTGCTTCAGGGTGTCGTAGGTCGACATACCGCTGCCATCCGTCAGCACACAGCCGTCGGCTGAGATCTCTTCCGAATAGCTCTTCACATACTTCTCTTTCCACTTCCCGGCAGACTTCTCCTTCGTCACGCGCTCGCCCGTCTCCGTCGTTGTCGTGATCTTACAGCCCGTCGAATACGACAGTGCCGAGCCTCCCACACTCAGGATCAGGTCGGTACCGTCCAACACCTTTGTCGTTTTGTCTGTTGCCATTGTTCTAATGTCATTTTAATGTTCTTCCAATACGGTTCTTAATTCCCTATCCGTGCGTACAGCCACACCCCCAACAGCGCCAACACGATCACTGCCGCCGTCCAGCGGGCTTCGCGCCATCCCGCACGTCGCTGGTTGGGAGGCTTGCTCATCTCTATCACTGCGCTGTCGTTACGGGCGCACACACTACGCTGCACCTCCGTCGTCTCCATCAGCAGCGTGCACTGCACCGCCGTCTCTGCACTCACCACGAGCTCTCCCGTCGTGTCGCGTTCCACCCGCAGTGCGGTCTGATTGCCGCGTGCCCAGTACGCCGCCCCTTGGGGCAGCTGCCTAAGGCTGTCCGCGGCTATCCGCAGCACCACCGTGTCGCCTTTCGTGCTCATCCGCTCGGTGTACACCCGCGTCTGTTGCACCATGCTGTCGCGCGCACTCTGTCGCGCCTCCTGTCTCTCCGCCGTTACCGGTTTCCCGCGCACACTCGCGCATCCGTTCAAGGACCACACAGCCGTCACTATGAGGACAGCTATTAGCAGCGTCCACAGCCTTCTGAAGCTTGGACACCGCGCGCTTGAGCGACGCCAGTTCTTTTCTCGTTGCATTCAGTTCATCTCTTAATGGTGTGACTATATTATCCATCAGGATCTTGGTCGCCTCGTTCACATTGTCTATGCGCACCCGTTCCGCCTCGGCTCTCGCCTTCTCGGCGCCGGCGCGGGCCTCCTCTGCCTCGGCGCGTGCCCGTGCCACAGTGCTCCGCAGCGTCAACACGCCGATCACACCTGTCAGACAGCCACCGCCCAAGACCACGTTCAGCAATGTGTTCCAATCCATACCGACTTCCTTTCTCCTTTTTCCGTTTCGGTTCCTCTTATCCTTCGATCCCGATCTCCCGCAGCCATGCCGCCACGTCGTACGAGGGGCACTCCTTATGCACCCCCGGTAGGTCTCTGTGTCCCACGATGCGCACCTCAGGGTGCTCTGCGTGGAACTTCCGCACATACGCCGCCAACGCCGCCTTCTGCGCCGCCGTTCGCGTGTCCTGTGCCCGTTTCCCGTCGCGGCTCAGCCCGCCGACGTAGACGATGTGGCGGCTCACCGTGTTATACCCCGCTGCCCCGTTTGTCACCTCCCATGGATCCACCGTGGCATCCTCGTTGTTCGCCACCAAGCGCTCCACTTTGCCGTCGAGGTGAATCAGGTCTGTATATCCCACCTGCTTCCAACCTCGCCCCGCCGGAGGTGCCGCCGTATGCCAGCGCCGTAGCTCCGCCGCCGTCACCTCGCGCCCCTCCGGTGTGGCCGTACAGTGTATCACCAGATACTGCAACCTTTGCGCCGCCATCATCTTCTACTTTTTCTGACTACCATTCTTCACGTGCTCCGTTCGTCGCCTCCCGATCACGCCTTATATCCGCTCATCATCACCACTCCGGCGTCCTCCTTCTTCGGCATGGCGATGAAGTAGTGGCGGAAGCTGATCTTGTTGTGCTGATATTCCGGGTCGGTCGTCGCCTCGCTATAGTACATCTTCGTCGAGCCCGTTGCCTTGAAGACGCGCGGCACATAGAACGCGAACGAGCAACGATACTCGCCCGTCGTCGCCGTGGCATCCACCGCCTTCTTCTTTCCTGCCGTCGTATAGAGCGGCGTATTCACATACGTGTACACCTCGAAGCCGTACAGCGATCCCACCTTGCCCGTCGAGCGGTCCACATTATACTGCTCGCGGAAGTTCTGATCCGCCAACAGCAAGTCATTCACATGATCCGGACACAACACCAGTCGGCGCTGCTCTGCCGGCACCTTCAGGTTATCCATAGCGCGCTTCATAGCCACCACGTCCGCCATCGTCAGGCGCAAGCGTCCCGTCTCGTCTGCCTCACCGCTGCTCTTCAGCACCGGGGTCTTTGTCGTGTTCTCGGTGGCGCACAAGGCGTGTGCCGACTTCTTGAACTTCGCATCGTTCAGCGCGTTCGCGTGGCTCTCCTTCACGCGCTGCATCTTATCGTAGCTGATGGCATACAGCTCGTCGTCCGTCACCGGTGTCACCTTCGTCTGGAACTTATCCAAGCTGATGGCGATGTCCGCGTCGGTCAACGCCTGTGTCGGGATGGGGTAGGTCGTGTTGTTCACCACCACATCCGGATCCACCCCCACATCCACCAAGTGGATCACGTCGTTCTCTACGATGCTGCTCTGGTCCGGCACACCGTCCAGCCACGAGCCCTCCAAGCCGGAGCGCAACGCCTTCACCGTCTCGCCCGTCCATACTTCTGTCAATACTCCTGCCATATCGTTATCTGTTTTTTTATGGGTTATCTTTTTCCCTTGTTCTACTCTTTTTCTGATCCGACCCGATCGCGCATTCACGCTCGCGCTCCGATCCGATCCCTCTCACTCTCGGTTGCTCATTCACCCTCGCGTTCCTGAGGCACCTCCATGCCGTACTCTGCCTTATACAGGCGTGCATACTCCTGTGGATTCTCTTGGCGCAGCGTCAACAGCTC